CTGTATCTGATGCTACTTGTCTAACAAGTAATTCAAATAATATACCAGTATTTTTGTATTTGCTATGTTTTATTTTCATATAAGTTAGTGTGCACTACCAATAAATATGTAGCTATTATATGTCCTTAATATTTTTTTCGTCTAATAATGAAGATTCCTGCTCAAATAAATTTTGTTTTTTTATCATATCTACTGGAATTCCTTTTAGTACTTCTTTGTGTCTAAATGATTCAGCTAGTGCTAATGGTGAGCCACCTTTTGGTGTACCACTACCTTCATCAGGAATATTTGCAGTATATATTGGAGAATTTTCTTTACTACCTAATCTATCTTTACCCATTGAATGGTCTTGTGTACCAATAATAGATGATTTTTCTTCAGGACGACCAACAGGGCGTTTTTCATTATATCCAGGAGGTACAGGTCCATTTACATCCATACCTGCTCTACCTTTACCATATAATGAAGCAAGATCGTGGGGTGTACCATAGGATTTACCTGATCTAGCTGGGTCATTACCTTCGTTTTCAATTTGTGATAAGCGGAAGGTACGTTTCATATCTTCAATAACAAGATCACGTAATTCATCGTATTGATCTTCACTGAATTGGAATATATTGTCATAGATCCAATCAGATGGTACTAATTTACTGTCTTGTAAATCTTTAGCTAATGCAATTTTTTCCTTCCATAGCATTATCTTTTCTTGTTCGTAGATAATGGATGGAACAGTTAATGATAATTCAAAATTAGTTAAAGTAGCACCATCATATCCCTGTGTGTATAAATGTACTAAGGCTATTTTGTATAATTCACTAACAACGATACGTTGAATACGTTCTACTGTGCGGGCAAAACGAATATCTTCAGCAGCTAATGTAGCTTTACCAGTTAAGTCTTTTTCAAATCCGAAGAATGCTTTAGGTACTTTAAGTGCAGCTAACATTTCATCACGTAAGAAGTTTACGTCATCAATTGCATTATATTCAAGGCCTTTTAATGTATCAATTTTAGTATTTGAATTAGCACCACGTTGAGGAATATAGAAATCCTCCATAATATTCATATGGTTGTATTTCAAATTATATTCGCCAGTATTTTGATCGATATATGGTGTTTTCTTCATCTTCTGCTTCAAACGCTCCATATATCCATCAACTTCATTTGGTGGTAAATTACCTATATCAACATAAAAAATACGTTTTTCCGGGGCACGTGTTATACGATGAAGCAACATTGCATCCTTCATCAACACATACTGTTTGTATGTTTTGCGAGCAGGTTCTATGTACGATCTACCATAAGGAAGATAGTTAGCGTCAGTTAATAGCCTAAAATGCGCTATTTCGTAGTTTTCAAATTTAATTTTACCATCTCTATCTTTAACACGACTATTGATACCACCAGCCGCGATCACCATTGGGTCAATCTTAAAACAAACATAGGATGGATTTTGAGGATCCATACCTTCTTCACGAATCATGTCATAAACTGATAATGGTGTTACACTATATACACCGAATTTTTCAGCTATTTCCATATGGAGATAAAAATCACCATACTTACACATGTTACGAATCCATAACCATAGATTAAACTCTACATTTAATACATCATAGAACAAATTATAGAGTATACGTTGTACGTTTTCATCTGATGAACGAATTTGTAATACTTCGTGTGCTTCGTTCTTTAATGTTGCTTCATCAGCAATGATATCAAGTGCAGAGGCTATAATTGATTCAGTATCCATTGCTTCATAATCAGTGTATAACTGAATACGAAGTGTTTGATAATTCATCGTTGGGTTGTATGGCATATTAGCGCCATAACGATGAAGTTTAGTGAATCTATCTATAAGTGCATTAGTTTTTACATTACCATATGCTTGAATGCGATCTACGTCTACTGTTTTTAATTGATTACCGCCTACATTTCGTATTATTACATCAGTAGAGAATAATCGTCTTAATCGTGTAAAGAGACCTGTATTTTGTTCAGCCATTTTTGTTCTATTGTGTCAATAAATATTTATTAATTAAAACACCCATGTGATATCTTCAGAACCATATGGAGTATCTATTTGATATGGATTTGGTTGTCCACTTGGTAATGTTGGTCTATATCCTTGTGTAGTACTTGATATTAAGTCAATTGATCTTCTAGTCATATCCATACCTTGTTGGTGAAATTTTACACCAGTATCTCTAGTAAATAATCCAATACCTAATGCCATTACTAAATCATCATTATACCCATTTTGTGCTTGTGCTTTACCATGTTGCCAAATGAATACACGTAATTCTTCTAATAAGCGCTTAGAATGAAAGATAAAATGTCTATCTCGAATATACGACTCCATCTTTGAAATAACAAGCGGTCTTGTTTTTTGAGAGTTAGTAAATCCTGGTACTGTTTGTTCACTATCAATTTTAGCCATCCATTTATCAATATTCATTTCACCATAAGCGCGTGGAGAATAATATAGATTTTGATATCCTTTTTCAATGATAGTATTGACAACATCCCATCCAATATTTGCGTTTTCAGGGACTAATAAAGCGTTGTTATATTCAGTTGCAACAGAGACTAACATATGACCAAATTCTCGCGTACCTATTTGAGATTTATATTCTGCAACTTGCTCGCAACTTTCGACATCAATGACGTGAAATGCTGAGTAATCCGAACCATCCCCGCGAGCAACGTCAGCACTGATGATATAATTACGGCTATAATCAGGATAATTCCATATCCAAAAATCACCACCCATGAACCGACGTTCAACAGGCTCTTGTATAAATGTTTGTTCATAAAAAGATAAATTATCTGGTTCAATAACTGAGTTACCTGAACCTAAAAAGTCACAGTCATATTCCTGTGCAAATTCGCGTGGCGACATGTTTGCGCGCTCTGTTATTTCCCACTGTTCATTTCTATCTGGGTGTAAATCCCATTTTAATTCTATTGGATGGAAATCATTTTTACCTATTTGAGCATCTGTGTATGTTTTATGAAACCAGTTACCAATACCATTTGGAGATGACAATGCAATAATTCCTCCACCCGTAGCAATTGTTGGTTTAATACTCGTATATATTTTATCAATACCTTCGATAAACGCGGCCTCATCTATTAGTAATAAAGATACGGCGTAAGATCTACCTGCATCTGATGCCGCTGATGTAGCTACAATTTGAGAGTTATTTGCTAGTTTGAGTGATAATTTATTATCGGATATTGGTTTATTACCTTTAAGCCATGTAGGGAGATTATTGTACATAAATTGTACTTTCTCAACCATACCCTTAGCAGTTTCTTGTTTTGTTGCTATACAAAGTACTGTTTTATCTTTTTTAAACATCATTTCCCATAAAGCATACCCAGCAGATAGAGTAGATATACCTAACTGGCGTGATTTATTAATAATAGAAAAACGATGATCTCTAAAATCACTTAATACCTTTTCCTGGAATGGATAGAGATGAAATAATATTCTACCTTTTGTTGGGTGGGTGATGTAACAGTACTTGCGGAAAAAATGTACAGGATCGGTAGCGCATTTTATATATTCCTGTTTTATTATTTCCTTAATATTAGCTTGTTGATTGCTCATATATATAAATATACAAAAAAAGCCTAACCTTACGGGGTTAAGCTTGCACCTATGGTCTAGATAGGCAATCCTAGGGTAGCAGGACGATTATTTTAAGACATTCCTAATTGCATACGAATAAAATCACCAGCATAATTTACTAGCTGTGGGATATCAGTAAGACCAGGATGTTCATTAATTGCTGTTTGGGCAGCATCATCTGTTAATTCATTAAGAGATTGTCCAGCAGTAGCTTGTAAAGCTAAAATTAATCCTAACATAAAATTATCTGTTAGTAATCCAAGTTTAATTTGATCTTTCATTTTATTTTTATTTTGTTATATATAAATATATTAATCCACCTACAATAGCACTAAGTGTTATTTTAGTGAATAATAATTTTACTTTAAGTTTTTTATTTTGTTTGCGTAATTGATCAATAAATTTACCTTGTGTATCAAATTTTAATTGTTCATTTTTGATACGCTCTTCATACATAATACCTTTTTGAACGTGTCCAGATATAATACTATCTTTTAATGTTACTTTACTTTCAGTTAAAATAAGTTGTTCTTTAGTTAACTCAAGTATCGCTTTAGTGCTATCACATCCTACTAATTCTTTAGCTATTTGTTTAGCTACTGGTGTAGGTATATGAATTGTATCTTGTGATTTACTAAATAAAGGTAAAAATAATAATATAAATAGATATTT